AGGTGCTGGAGCGCGCAGGTGACCTGGCCGGTGTGTCGATCTCCGGCGTGGAACAAGCCACCAAGGATTTGACCCGACGTCTGTCACAAGCCGCTGCCGGGACCGGCCCGGCGGCAAAGGCGCTGGATCAATTGGGCCTGTCCGCGAACGATCTGATGGCTCTACCGCTGGATGAACGGGTGGGAGCGATCAATGCCGCTATCGAGGAATTCATCCCCGTTGCCGAGCGCGCTGCCGTTGCCGGGCAACTGTTCGGCGAAGAAGGCAGCATCGCAATGTCGCGCATCGATACCGCCACTTTACGACAGGCAACGGATGATGTGCGGGATTTTGGTGTTGTCGTGTCCGAACAGGACGCCGATCAGATCGAGCGGACCAATGATGCGATCTCGCGTCTTGGGTTGATCTGGCGCGGGGTATCGAACCAGCTGGCGGTCGCGGCAGCTCCGGCACTGGAAGCGGTGGCCAATGCCATTGCGGCGATGGCGCGCAGCACCGGCCCGATCGGCATCGCCATTCGGGGGCTGTTCGATAATATGGGTCGTTTGACAACTTATGCCGCAACCTTCGCCGCCATGATGGCAGGTCGCTGGGTTGCCGGGCTGGCCGCCGCAGCTCTGTCGGTACGTGGCCTCGCCACAACACTGGTGGTCTTGCGCGGAGCCCTGATCCGCACCGGCATTGGCGCGCTGATCGTTGGCGCGGGCGAGCTGGTCCATCAATTTACCAAGCTGGTGTCCGGCGCGGGTGGTTTTGGCAATGCCATGGGCCTACTGAAGGATGTCGTCGGTGAGGTCTGGGACCGGCTGAAGCTAGGGGCGGCCTCCGCAGGTGCTGCCGCCCTGGCAATGTTCGCTGGGATCAAGGCGGATGCTGCCAGCGGGATGCAGAGTGCAATTGAAAGCGTTGTCGGGTTTGGCAACACGGCGGCCAATACGTTCGAGGGAGCGTATCAGGCAATCACTGCGATCTGGGGTCTGCTGCCCGCCGCCATTGGTGATCTGGCGTTTCAGGCGGCGAACAGCCTGATTGAGGGTGTCGAGAGTATGCTCAACGGCGTGGTCGCCCGGATCAATACCTTCATCGAAGGCATCAATACCGGGCTGGAGGCGCTGGGCTCAGAGCGCCGCATCACGATACTTGGCGATCTGGACCTTGGCGAGATCGAGAACCGGTTTTCAGGAGCCGCTGCGCGCGCGGGCACGGTGGCGAAAGAGGCTTTTGACCGGGCGTTTGCGGATAATCCACTATCTGTTCCCGATCTTGGCCTGGCCAGCGGTGCAAATGAAGCGCGGAACGCTGCTGAGGCTTATAGCGCCGTTTCCGCAGAGCTTGCAGCGGGTGCAACAGCCCCGCTAGCCAGCTGGCAGGCTCTAAAGGATGCCGTCAGGGGCAGTGGCGAAGACGGCGCAAACGCACTCAATGCTGCCACGGCTGCAGCGGATCAACTGAACACCGTCCTGACAGAAACGGGCACGAATCCCGCCCTTGATGACACGACCTCTGCAGCCGAGGGCGCTGGTGGCGCGTTGAAGAATGCGGCAGATGTTGCAAAACAAGCCTGGGAAGGTGCCAAGTCTGCGATCGAGCGCACAAAGGAGATCGCGCGCGGATTGGCCGATGACATTACCGGCCCGCTGAAAGAGGCATTGAAGTCCGGCGAACTCAGCTGGCAAACATTTGCAGGCGCGGTTTCAGGTATTGCACTGAACCTCGCAAACCGATTGATCGACAATGCATTCAAGCCAATCGAGGACGCGCTGTTCAAGGCACTCAGTGGTGGTTTGGGCGGCGGCATGGGTGGTGGATCAGGCGGCGGTATCTTCGGGTTTCTCACCAAGGCCATTGGTGGCTTGTTTGGCGGTGGGGGCGCAATGCCACTCTTTGCAAATGGCGGCGCTTTTGCTCAGGCAGGTGAGATAACCGCCTTTGCACACGGTGGTGTCATCAACCAGCCAACAGTGTTTCCGTTTTCCAAAGGCATCGGCTTGATGGGCGAAGCCGGGCCCGAAGCGATCCTGCCACTGCGCCGTGGCCCGGGTGGCAGGCTGGGTGTTGATGCGGGCAATTCAGGCCAGGCACCGGCTCCAGCCACCCGGATCATCAATGTTCTGGATCCCGGCATTGTCGGCGACTACCTCGCCACACCAGCAGGCGAGCGCACCATCATCAACGTGATCCGGCGCAACCGGGGTGGTCTTGATGCCTGACCCGACGCCCACACTCTGGCCGTTTGCCGCTCGCCAGCCGACCAGTGAAGTGCTGGAATGGCGCACTGACATTCTCGCCAGTCGCGAGGGCGAGCAGCGGATTGCCCTGCGCCCAACACCGCGGGAGACACTGACCTGTCGCCACCTACTGGATGCGAGTGACATGGCAAGAGCGGCAGAACTGACGCGATCGGGATTTGGTGATGAATGGCTGGTGCCACTCTGGGCCATGGCAACATCGCTTGGGGCTGATGTGCTGGAAACGGACACGACAATTCTGATGGCCACCCGCAATGCAGACTACCGCGCCCCGGGTTATGCCGCGCTGGCCAGTGATGGTGGCGAGGCTTTTCTGGTGGAGGTTTCGCAAGTGTTTTCTGATCGCCTGGACCTCGCCGTACCGATCGGCGTCAACCTGACCAATCCCATTGTGACCCCGGTGCGCCGGGCCGTACTGGCCGCGCCGGTGGAGATCGAGCGCCGCCGTCAGGGTCAGGGCATTGTCACCGCAGCTTTTCAGCTGCTCGACAGCGCGGATCTGTCGGGGATTTCCGGAGCCGCAATCTATATCGCCATTGATAACTCAGGATCGATGTCCGGCGCGGCCATGACTGGGGCCGTTGCTGCCGTGCAGGCGTTGATTGCCGACCTCGGCTTGACTGTGCCACCAGCGGTCCGCAACGATATCTGCATTTTGACCTGGCATGATGCTGTTGGGGCGATGATCCAACGTTGGGATGCGGATGCGGCGGATTTCGCCGATATCGCCACTTGGCTGAGTACGCAGATCGCTCTGGGCGGCGGGACAGATTTCGGAGTGGCGATGAGTGAGGCTGAGAGTTTCTTTGCCGGAGCCGGAACCAAACGGCGGGTCATTCTGTTCATTACCGATGGTGAGCCATATCCGCCTTCATCGGTGAACCCGGCTATTGCTACGCTTGCGGGCATTCCCGACGTTGAGGTATTTGGCTTCAACATCGGTCTCGCCGACACCACTTTCACGACGCTGCTGGACAATACGCCAGAGGATGGCGTGCCGGTGATCACTCCGGGAGATACCGACACGCTGTTGTCTTCCTTGCGCAGAGCGTTCACCGGTCTGCCCACCTATCTCGGGCGTGATGTATTGATCGACCCTACGGTCTTGCGCAAGCGATTGCGCGACACCATCGGTCAGACCGTCGAGATGGTCGACAATGGTTTTGGGCCCGTTGTGATCGAGCCTACCCGTTCCTATCTGCAGCGCCGCTCGACAATCACGTTTTCCGATTATGGGGCTGCACCTCGCTGGTTACGCCGTCGCTGGCTGCATGGATTGCGCGGGCGACAGCGGAGTTTCTGGCTGCCAACGTGGGGCCGGGAACTGGTGCTACAGGCCGATATTGTGGCTAGTGATGACTTCCTGATCGTTGCTCCAGACGTTGACCTGACCACTTGGATCGACCTTCACATCATGTTTGATCTACCCACCGGAGGCGTGTTTCGCCAGATCACGACCGCCAGTTTCGACGCACTGGGCCATCGTCTTAGCATCGTGCCCCCCGGCGTTGATGTCCCGGCCAGTACACCGGTCCACATTCTGACAAAGATGCGTCTCGACACCGACCGGATCGAACTGGAACACAGCGTAACCCGAACCAATATGAGTGCCACGGTCATTGAGGTTCCTTCAACATGACGTACGACGCGCTTGAGAACTCATCCGCCGAGGGTCGGCCATATTTCCTGTATCAATTCGCAGAGGGCACAGCGTTCTGGCGTTTCACCAGTCGGGTCGCAGACTGGACGTCGCCCGCAGGTGCAATCGCGGGAGAACCGAACGAGACAGTGTGGACTGCCTCCACCCTGTCGCATGGATCCGTTGTGCAAAGCAGTGATCCCCGACGCGTCGATCTCAGCCTCACCTTCGCGATCTCTGATCCTTTCGCGCGCCGCTATCTCGGGCCCCGCAGTCGCGCCGTCACCACGCTGACGATATTTCGCGGCCATGAGCAGGTGCCGATGGAGGTGGTGGCGCATTGGAAAGGCCGGGTTGTGTCAGCCCGTACCGAGGGTCCGCGCATCATCCTGCGCTGCGAGTCGCTCTTTACAGCCATGCGCCGCGAAGGCGTGCGGGCCAAATATCAGCGCCTGTGCCGCCACGCGCTTTATGCCGGGGGCTGTCGGCTCGACATCGAGGCGTACTTTGTCAGTGGCACAGCCACCGCGCGCTCAGGTCTGCAAATCACTGTTCCCGAGGCCGCTGCGCAACCAGACGGCTGGTTTCGCGGTGGTGTTCTGCGCCACGGCGGTCTGCTGGGGTTTATCAACGGGCATTCCGGGGCAAACCTCATACTCTCAGGTCGCATGCCCGATCTTGAAACCGCAATCGACGA